CAGTTTCGCCAAATCTGGAGACACCCATCAATCCCGTTCCAATAGCAGACAAGTACCCAGAAGTGGTCGAGTAGCCTCCTGCAATAGCCGATGCAGCTCGCAAATCTTGCGAGGCAGCAAAGCCAGCAGAAAGGGCCAACTCGGCGTTTTCTTTGGAAATCTGGAACTCACGACCAGCACGCAATGCATCTGCTTGCTGAATGCTCATTGGCGAGCCAGTAAGCGGATCAATGCCGGCAGCAGCAGCACGCGCACGGGCAGTGGCCGCCAATTGTTGCTGACGCTCAAAAACCTGATTGGCTTGATTGTTGTAGTTCAATGCGTTCTGACGGCCTTGCAACTTAGCCTGCTCTGCTTGGATGGCCAAACGGCTAGCTTGTAACTGGCTTGCCTGCTTTTGTGCTTGGGTTGCTTGAATCGTTGAGAGAGTGGATACTGCGGCTCCAGCCAATGCAATAGCGCCTGCATATGGGGCTGTTGCCGCCGCAATTGATGCGATTGCTTCCATTTAAGTTCCTCCGTAAACAGACAGCTTGTACTCAAGACCAAGCAACGTCAGCTTCAATGGTGAACTTTGAGTCACCGTGACTTGTGCATCATTTGTGTAGCCAAGGATGCCGTTGATGACCTTGGTGCCAGTAAATTCAGGCACAGGATTGTCAAGAATATCTATCGTATCTAGCGTGCGTATCGGCACCGGCACATCGTTGATCGTCAGGTCTTGTGTCTTATACAAGATTGCGTTGATCTCGACGATACGCTTCTTAAAACCGATGCGCGTGCCGACGCTCATGCGAGGCTCAATCGGCAAGGTCTTGACCTGCACCGTAAAGCCCAGGCCAACCTCGTAGCTGGTGGTGCTAGGTCTGTCAAACGTGATTGCTCCAGCCCCGCTAACAGTCTCATTGGCAAGCACACTGCCATCCGCGATGACACTGACAGACTTGCCAATGTGCGGGAGGCCAGATGCTCCAGATGCAGCGCCGCCCGTGAAGGCGCAGTCCGTCTTCAGCGAAGAGTCAAACACCTCGACATAGTATTTATCCACAGAGTTGAACGTGCGCTTGACGACAACGTAGATGTCTTCAATGTCAACACCAACATCTTTGAACTCGCCATCTGTCGTGATCCTGCTGGGGGCGACAACGCCTTGCTGGCGCAGCAGTGAGTAAGCAGTCAACGTGCCGGCAGCATTGAGGATGTACAGTGCATCTGCCTCATCCGTGCTGGTAGCCTTACGCAGAGTCATCTCCTGCGGATCGTTGATCAAGTGGCTCGACAGCAAGCTAATGCTGGTGCTGACGTAGGACGCAGTTGTGTCGCTGAACAGGAACTCGTTAAGAGCTTTACCCTGGCGCTGGATGTACAGCGTGCCAGACTGCAAACTCTTAACTCGGATGCCTTCACGCGAGCCATTGCGGCTTACCGCCTTGGCAAAGAAGTTGTTGGGCGTAACTGGTTGCGACTCACCTTGCGGGACGTAGAACTCGCCGCCAGTTGTAAAGATCTGCAAGTCACGCGCACTAATCAAGTCCGTAATGATGTTCAGGCTGTTGGTATCCAACGTGGCCTCAATGGCATCATCGTCGTAGTTCTGGTCAGGGTTAAAGTCAAAGAACAGTGCGACCTTGCTACCCCATACCGTAGACGGGCGAGAGCGGCTGCCACCGAAATACAACCGGCCTTCATGGAACGAACAGGTGCGCGGCCAGCCCTTGGTGCTGCTCCACACATCTTCATAGCCAGCCTCAAGCTCCCAGCTAGCACTGGCGATAGCCGTCGTAGCAAAGAACGGGATCTCGACCACAGCACTGACCACAGTGCCGCTGGTGTAAGACACAATCCGAGCGCGACCCTGCGGTGAAGCATTGATGTACTGGTTTACGCTGCCAGCCGTGAACACACTAGTGCTGGCCGTCAGAGTAATACTTCCAGACACAGCAGATGGCGTCAAAGTGGCCGCTGGGTTAGACAAGGCCGGCGTGTACTGGTACTGCGGGATGCTGGTAAACGTGATGTTTGAAACAGTCCACGTTGCATCCGTACCGCCACGCACGATCTTGATCGGATTAATATCCTTGTGCGTGATGATCAGCGTGTCAGCGGACTGCGTCCACACCATCGTAGACAAGATGCTGCTGGTGACTGCGGTGACGGCAAGGTAGTCATTACCAGAAGCATTGATGTTTGTGATCAGCACTTTGTCTTTAAAGACATACATGCGTTGGTTAACGAACACAAGCATGTAGCTGTCGGTGACGCTAAACTCAAATGAGACAGAGCGAGTTCCGCTGGCAGGGCTTGCCGCAGACGGGATTTCCATCAAGTGCTTCGTCCCAGGCCGGCGGGTAACACCACCCTGAGGCTGGACAAGTACGTTCTCTAGGCGCTCAGCACCATTGTTGTACTGCTCCAAGTCAATGCGGGCACGCAACAGCGGATCCAGTTCTCCGCTACTGAAGTTGGTTTGCAGTGAAACAATGCGGGTCATTAGAACCTCACAGCGATCAGCGAGAAATCCTCAAAAGCCTGATTGGTATTACCCTGGCCATCAATTACCATCGCCGTCCGGAAGTATCCACCACGATTGTTTTCTCCAGGTGTGCCGACAGCCAACTGTTGCCAGTACGCCGTCTTGGTGACTTGATCTGTAATCGGATCCGACAGATGCCACGCCATCATGTACTTGAGCAATTGAATGAAGTATGTTGGCAACTCGCTCTCGGAAGGGCGGTACTGGTAGTCGATGACAATAACTTCCTCGTTGGTTAGCAGCTTGTCACCCTGGATGATCCAGTCGGTGAACGTGCCGGCACCCACAGCGGTAGAAGTGTATGCGCGACGAATAGTGCCCAGCCGGTCAGACGGGAGTTGGTATTCGTACTTGTATTGGTTAACAGGCGTATTGATCGTCTTGGCTAGCTGCACCTTCTTGAAGGTGAATGACCAAGGGTACGCTTGCATCGTCGAGTCACGCAGTGTCGGATAGATCCGATCACAGACGTTAGCGGCGTCGGTGCCTTCGTTGAAGGAACTAATTGGCTTTGCACCCAGCAAAAGCAAGGCATCAGAGCAAACAGTAAGAGCGGAATCACCTGCTGCCATACGTCACCTTAAACATTTCTGAGATTGACCCATGTCTAGGCAGCCATTCTACTGCGCCTGTAAACTTTTGGGTAAAATAATCGAACCACTCTTGATATGATTCTTTTCGGTTAATGTGCAACTCAACATTGCCAAACTTGCTAGAGCCATTGTGAACTGTCAGCAGAATGTTCTTGGTGGCCACACGCTCTAACTCACTGCAAACTGCATCTGTATCTTGCGGCACAAGATGTTCAATAACATCGAACATGGTGACCACATCAAAAGACTTGTCTCCAAACGGTAAGTTGTGGGCAAAGCCTTGGAAGACTTGCTCTCCATCACACAAGTAAGGCACAGCCTCCACGCCTCGAACATCGAAAAAGCCCATCTTTTCTGACATCTTGATGGTCTCTCGCCGGCCACAGCCGACATCCAGCAGCGTCCCAGGCTCAAGGCCAGACAAGCCAATCTCAATGTGATGACGGCGCTTTAGCCCCATCCGGTAGTCCGGGGACTTGTAGCAGGCCACATACTTGGCGACCTCTTGCTCGCGCAATCCTTCAATCATTAGGCTTTCCCAAAATGCTTGCCGTAGTGCCAGACATCGAATAGATGCCTTCGGTCTTGCCTTGTTCCTTAAACGTCCTCAGATGGCTAATCCAATGATCGACTTGACCGGAGGTAGCAAAGCCATCTGTCTTGGTGTATTTAGAAGGATACATCTTGTTGTAGTCCAACACTTCACGATTAAGCGGGATACCGGCCATGATGACTTCATCAAACCCAAGCCCATGCTTTGCCCAGAGCGCACCAGCAACACCACTAGATCCGCACACCCAGTTCAGACTGGGCCAAACGTAATCAGTCCAATCCCCCATGACATTGGCGCGTCCATGCACTTTGACCCTGGCATTGTCTTTGTATTCTTTTGCCAAGTTGTTGTGCTGAGTCCAGACATGCTCAATCGAAGAGACCATGCTTGCAGCATTGTTGACGCCGACAATAATTGCACGGGGGCGCAGCAATAGCGCCCTTTCCAGATCTTCAAAAACACAAGGGGCACTGCCACAAATAATAGCAGTGCCCTCGTGCTTAACGCTGTACCTATCGCGCATAAGAAAAGAGGGGGTTGCCCCCCTCCTTTATCAGTCGCTGTCGGTAGCAGCCAGCGTGGTGCCGTTGCTCACATCGACCACGGAACCCGTGTTCGACAGAACATAGACCAGAGTAGCCACTGCGGTGGTGCCCGTGGAGGTCACGCAGTAGATCAGGTCGCCGACGCTCAGGGTGGACGCCAAGGTGTTGAAGTAACCCTCGGTGTTCACGGTGGCGATAGTGTCGGTAGTGGAGTAGGCAAAGATGCCAGGAGCATTGCCACGCTTGTTAGCGGCAATGACGTTCCAGCCAGTAGCGGAAAAAGCCATGATGTGTTACTCCTTATTCGCGGCAGGTGATTTCAACGATACCACCGGCGTCGATGGCAACAGCACCAGCCGACATCATCGACGACACCAGCCAAGAGGTCTTCTCGGGGATGTAGTTGATTTCAGAACGGATGCCCATGCCTTCGGCCATGCCGACAGAAGTCTTGTGCCAAGCCCAGACCTTGCGGTCAGAACCAGAGCCACCACCAGTCAGGCCGCCTTCAGTGCGGTCACCGATGGTAACGAACTTGAAGCCCAAGAACGTGTCCAGATCACCCTGCACCAGAGCCTTGACCGTATTGAAGTCAGAGCTGGTAACAGAGGTTTCAGACAGCAGAGCCATCAGGTTGGCAGCGTGAACCAGCATGTAGCGGTCACCCATAGGCACGTTGCCTTTGTCCAGCAGCTCCTTGGCCTTACGCAGCTTAGCCACGTTCAGGTTGGAGTCAGTGCCGCCAATGTCGTTAGACACAGTCAGCGAGGTGGACGAAGCAGCGATGGCATCAATAACGATCTGGTCAGCGCGGCGGCCAATGGCCTTACCAACGACTTGAACCAACTCTTGACGCTCGTCAAAGTTGACTTTGGCTTGGTTGAAGATGTCGCTGTACTCAGCAGCAATCCAGTCACCCAGGGTAACGGTAGCTTGCGAGTAGGTGACGTTCAACGGGGTTACGTCGGTTTGCGGAACGCGAACCTGGGCAACGCCAGAGCCAATCTTGGGGAACTTGTGGGTAGCCGCAGTAACGCCGGTACGAAGACGGACAGTGTTACGCAGGACAGCATCAGCTTGATACGCCTGTTTAACTTCCGCATCGAACAGAGTTACAAAGGCATTCGAGATCGAAATAGCCATTTGTCTTCTCCTGAAAACGATATGAAGGGTTTAGCGTCGCTGGTTGTCCAGGTCACCCTGGGCCTTGACTTGTGCTTATCCTCGCACCGAGCAGTGGACTACCACCATTTATCGGCCTTGCGGTTGTCGATGGAGCAATTGTATTACACAAGTCAAGCAGTCTGTCAACTATTTTTAGACACAGCTCCCCCAAGGGTGGATAGCTCTGTATCCAGCCCCTCCCGAAGGGACTAGCTTGTAGTCTCTCCCAGAGTACCCATGAGGCAGCGATTCATCCAGCACAGCGCTTGTCCCACCGCTTTCACTGTGCCTACCCTAGTCCCTCGCTGACAGGCTAGTCGGAATGCTTGGGGGTGTGCCAAGTCCGGTGTTTCTCGGGTTCAGTCCATGCAGACCATCAGCTAACGCGCCCTGACGGTTGTCCAGAAAACAGAAAAGCCGCTTACTGCTGCCCCCGGTAGCAACCCTCTTTCGAGGGCAGGGGCATGAGTAAACGGCCTTTAATCTGTTGTTTGCTACGACAACAATTCCAATGTGCCAGAAAAAAAGCCCCCTGTCAAGAGGGGGCTTAAATGGCAACTTACCAGTTAATTGTACATCTTCTCAAACAGCTTCTCAACTTTGGCCCGGTACGCCGGGTTCGTCTTGTACTCAGGATTGGCCACCATAGATTCCAGCTCTTCCTTGGACACAGAGTCCTCAGTAGCCGTCTTCAGGGTATCCACGGGCACCCGACCCTCATAGGTCTCACGCAGCTTCATCAGCGCCTTGACACCCTTGGCAGTGTCTCCCCAGCGAGCGAACTCATTGAAGTCATCTTTACTGAAGATGCCCTTCTGAACAAGTCCACGCCCCCAGGTTGCCATGTTAGAGATTACTGCTTTAGCATTAGGGCCAAGCTCTTCCATCTCAGCTTCCATGCTGCGCTGCATCTCTTGTTGCTGCATACCGCCCATCTGCACAAACTGGCTGGCCAGCTCATCAAAGGCAACTTGGCTAAGCCCGTGCTTTTGTGCCCAAGACACATACGTCTTGGTAAGGGGATCGTCCTCTGGCGTACCTGCCAGGGCTTCCATGCTGTAGTTCCCGCCCTCTGGAGCCTTGTGCTTGCCAGAACGGAACTGCTTTTCCAGCTCCGTGTAGGACTTACTCAGACCCTCCAAATCTGGCTCGTTGCTGTCTTTTTTCCAGAACTTCTCAGGCCAAAAGTCAGGGCGCTCAAGGGGGCCGTCGTCTTCCTCGGTAGCGGGAGTTTCAACGTGGTTGAGGCTTTGCTCTTGGCCCTCGGTTGTCTGCTCTTCCTCTACCGTAGCAGAGGCCAGCAGGCCGGGGTTGTCATTCGCTTCGCTCATTTAGATCTTGCCTTTTTAATGCGTAGTTCAATGTCTCGGATCACACTGTTCTGTCCCTCTCGGTACTGTCCCAGTGATGCATCCGCACCGGGTTGCCAGCATGGACGCTCGAGATAGAACTCTCGCATCCACGCTAACACTTTGAGACCCTCATCGTTGCCAAACGTCTTGGCCACAAGAAGATCCATGTCTACAAACCCAGGCTCATTGCCCTTAGGTTGCTGCTCTTCTAGCTCGTCCCACCCGCTCATGCCATTGCCTCAGGAGCCGCAGCCTCAGGAGCTGCCTGCTGGGCCATCTGAGCCATCTGCACGGCTTGTTGGGCCATCTGATCACGCTCTGCCTGGGTAGTCCGCAATGCAGACGGCACGCCCAGCTTCTCAGCGATGTAATCCATTGCTGCACCAGACTTCAAAGCCATCTGACCTTCCGGCCCCATGCCTTGCGTGATCTGCATGAATTGCAGAATGTTGTTGATCTCATCCATGTTCTGCGCCATTGCAAGCGGAGACACGGGCGAGACTTTGACTTCCAGGCCATTGACACGCAAGGGAAGATCGATCAATCCGTTGTCGTCCATGACTTCCAACATCTTGGTGACGATGGGGATCATGGTCTCGTTGATCAGGCGACCAAAGGCGCTACCCAGGTTCTGGGCCAGCTCCTTCATGCGCTCCACAACTTCAGTGGCCGAGCGGGCAGACATGTTGTCAGGCGGCAGGCTCTCGTCCAGCAGCGTGCGCTTGATGTTCGCACGCATATCGTTGATCACGATCTGGCTGACATCAAAGTCGCCCGAGCGGGGTAGGGGCTTGAGAGCCTCACCCTGCGGGCCACCGTTGCGGGCCACAGGGATGATGGCACCCGGCATGATCCGCACCGTGGCAGGGTTCAGCACGCCGTCATCAGCAGCCGTATAGACGCCCGTGATGGCCAGAGCAGCGTTCTTGAGCAGCAGCTCCAGCGTCTTGTTCAGCGTCTTGATGTCGGGCAGGGCCGTGATAACCGGGCCACGCCCATAGATCTCGCCAGCCACTTTCATGTAGCGGCTGACAACCCACGGCGTAGTCTTCTTCTTGCGGTAGACCAGTTCAGACTTGGTCTTCTCGTGGATGACGTAGTAGCCGTAGTCACCTCGGTCATAGTTATAGACCGTGGCCTCGACCAAGTCCACCTCTTGAGTTGGCTTGTCGTCGATCTGCTTTTGCAATTCAGCCGGGATCTTGGCATCTTTCCATTGCTGGGCAATGGCTTCACCCTTCAGGCGCATCTTGCGGTAGACGTTGTCCACCTGACCGTTAGCACCCTCTTCAAATGACACCAGATACTGGGGCACCGGAATGAAGTTGATAGGGCTGACAGAGTCACCTGGCTGCACCAGCATCACTGCCGTGCCGACAGACAGATCCAACAAGAACTCGCCCATAGCAATGTCGAAGTTCGACTGCTTGAGGACGGCAAACATCTTCTCGTTGTACAGATCCAAGGCACGCTGTGCCTCAGGGCGGCGCTCAACCGGGATCTCCGGGCCGGGTTCCAGGCGGCACCACTTACGCTGGGGCGGGAAGATGCCAGATTGCAGGCGGTTGGCAAAGCGCTGGGTAGAGTTGATGGCCGTGGAGTCAAAGACTCGGCTCATCTTCTTGCGGCCACCTACATTGCTCTCGTAATCGCCCGTGTACAGATTGCGCTGAGGCAAGGCGAATTCGTAGGCATCCTCATACAGGCTGCGGAAATCCTCCTTGCGATTCAAGGCGATCTTCTGCCGAGCCAGAATCTGCTCGACTGTCAGTTTCTCAGCCATTTTTCTTCCTTGCTTCGTATCGTTTAAGTAGTGCGCGTCCCTTGGCCGCCAGTCGGGCAGCCGCTCCCTGCGTGCGTGGCACCGGCTCACCCCATGCATTGGCTGCTAGGGCCAGCCGAGTGGGTTCGCCATTGGGTTTTTGCAGCGGGCCACTCGGGTTTGTGTAGAAGCGAGTAAGGAATGATCCTTTGCGTCGCATCTTCTCGGGCGTATCAGCAGCACCCTTGACCCCAGGCTTGAGGTTCGCGCCTTCTTTGCGCTTGAAGTAGCGCCTGCCGGCTTCGGTTAGCCCGCCTTCAGGATTCTTGAGCTTACTCACTCGTACCACTCCAGATTCAAGTAGGCTGGATGAGCAACGCCGTTCACGTTTGTAAGCCTGAACAAATAATTTGTCAGTGGCTTGAGGACGTATTCCAATGTGGCTGCTGACCCACTGGCTGATTTTTTCCCGCTTCCGGCAGGAATAATTTGAGCATCTAGTTCTGTTCCAAGAGTAGTGACAGTTGGATTTATCACCATCGCAACATCACTTGGATTGCTTATCGCAAAATTGCGATTTCTATTGATTGGTGTAAATGAAGTGCCACCAGTGGTACTGGTGCCTTCATACAGATAGAACTCTGAATCACCCTGAGACCCCGATTGCACTGTCAGGTGTGGGTATACGCCAGCCGCAGATGCCAGAACAATATCGATGCTTGTTCCTGCTGCAAGTTTTGACGTCTCTGGATAGACCTTGTAAGCAAAGAACGCCCGCCCATCATGGTTGCGTTGGTGATTAACGTCCACCATGATCAGCGGCGCATCAGCTCCAGATAAAGCGCTAGTGCCACCTTCCAGTTTTTGCACCAGGCTCACGTGGCGAGCCTTAGTTGATAGCGATTCTGGTTCGATTGACGTAGCCATGATCAGCTTTTGCTCTCGCCTTCAATCGCATCTTCTTCAAGATCGGCGGCCATCTTCATGTCCATCTCGGACACTTTCTTGCGGCCAGCCCGCTGGGCCAGCATCTTGGCGACCTTGCGCTGAAACGGCGTAGGCGGCATGGGCTTTTCTTCTTCGTCGCCCTCGTCGCCAAAGCTGATTTCGATCTTCATCATTATTTTTTCCCTTGAGCCGCACGCATGTTGTCCACCAGATTGGGGTACTTGCGCCCAGCTTTTTCGGCCATCATCTTGGCGGCCTTCTTCTGGAAAGCAGTCAGCTTCTCGGGCTTGCCGAGTTTCTTAGGCCGATCTTTATCCCAGACTTCTTTCATGCCTTCTTCGGCTTGACGCCGGCCTCGCTCATTGCGATTGCTACAGCCTGCTTTTGACTGGCAACTTTTTGGCCACTAGACGATTTCAGCTTGCCGGCCTTGTACTCGCGCATGACTTTGGCCACCTTGCTCTTCATCTTGCTGTCTTTAGAGTCGTAATGCCCAGGCATGATCAAACTCCTGCGCCAAGGGTTGTTTTCTGAGGCAAGCCAAGTTCGGCATCTTGACGCTCACCGGAGAGCAAAGCGCGAAGACCACCGCCACGGCGTGCGCGGCTGCTAGCCATAGCACGTTTAGCTAGATCAGTTTGTTGCTCTGAAAGAGCAATCTCTTGTTTTTCAACAATAGCTTCTTGTTTAGCAATTTGTTCACGCTGCAGTTTGTTGGCTGCTGCGGCTTGAGCAGCAGCAGCCTTACCACCACCAGTTAAAAATCCCATGATTTAAGTCCTCGACATTAAGAAGAAATCACTGCCATCAGGGCCGTACTTTTTCATGCGGCCTTCGGTCTCAAAACCTATGGCCTTACCCCAACGGACGGCCCTTAGGTCATCCGATCTTACTGTTATTTGCAAACGATGCAAATTTCCTGCTATCGTCCTGAAATCACGGTAGGCAATCGCTATCTTTGTAAGAGATAAGGCGTAGTTTCTGGAGCTATTCTCCAGCAAACACCACATTTCCTCTAGTCCAGTCCAAACTTGGACGGATCCGAAACAGGCGGCTGGTTTGCCGTGCAGGAGTGCGGTGATAGCGTGTCCTGACATTGCCTGCACACGCAGGATGTCTTCTGTGGAGATGGCCAACGCAGCCGCTGTGCGGTCACGGGCCTTGATCATGGTTGCGTGTTCGGGCCGAAAGGGGACTAGCGTGATATATGGCGGCAGTGCCGGCAGGAAATCATCCAAATATATCGAATTCACTATTGGCCACCGTCTGTGCAATGAACGGAACCCCGCTTGGCTTGTTGCTGCCACGGGTCAATTGACGATATTCGCCGCCGCCAGTGAGCAGGTAGCCAAAAGCGTCCCCAACGTGCGAGTGTTCGTTCTTATTGGGTGTGTCGCGGAACCTTTCGTGGCCAGCTCCCACTGCAATGCGCTTGAAGTGGTAGCCACCAGACAGCGACTTCCTCAATAGCTTGCAGGAACGGTTCACCAGCAGTCCAGGCTTACCCTGCACCATGCGGTTCATTGGGCCGGCGGCTGCTTCACGGCGTGCTTTGAAGTCGTTAGTGAGTGTTGGTTCGGCTTTGAGGCCCAGGCTACGCAGATACTCGAAGGCAGTGGTCTCGTAGATGGCATCTCGCTGCATACCGGCTGGGTCACCCCAGATGCGTATGTCGTATTTGGGGAATCTGGTCTGCAATTCAGCCATCAGACTCTGCCCAAAGCGCTCTAGGCCCATGTCAAAGGTGACGATTTCGTGCAGAACACGCCACTGGCCATTGTGCATACGCTGGCCAAAGACAGCAGCAGGTGTCAAACCAAAGTCCAGACCCACCTGAATTGGGAAATTGGGGTCAGGTTCGAGGTCGGCGGCCATGATGTTGTCGTCGTACTCGGGCCAAACAGACTTGCCGTCCTGCACAAACGTGTACTTGCCCTCGGCATAGCAGCGAATCCAGTCCAGGGTCTTGCCTGCGAGCTGCTGCAAGTAGTAGCCACCGGGTAGATTCTTCAAATTCTCTGCTAGCGAATTAACTTTCCACCACTTACCAGACGCAAAGATGTGGTCGTTAGCCTCTGGCATCTCAGGAAGATTTTCTTTGGCGACTTCCATGACGCCCCCTGGCTGCTTGAAGAACTTCCAGGCGTACTTGCCGGTAATCGGCTCTTTCTCTGCCAGCTTGAACCACCAATGGTCATCATCCATTGGGTTCGTGTCCATCCAGATGCCGTGCCAAGTAGCACCGCCATCGCGCTTGGTCGGGTAGCGGCCAACTCGGTGAGTCAGGCCATCGATCACAGCCTTGGGCAGCTCTTTGGCTTCATTCACCCACGCGCCTGTCAACTCTAGAGACAGCAGTTTTCTGACATCTTTGGGTTGGTCAAGGGCCAGGAAGATCACCTCGCAGTCGATGCCAGAAGCGTCACCTCTTGCAGGCAGCTTGATGTGATGAGTGATAGGTGGCGTATGTAGAATAGGGCCGTAGATGTTCTCTGGGAACAGGTCTGCCCATGTCTTCAGGGTTGTGGTCTTCAGCTCTGGGTAGCTATTGCGAACAATCACGAATCGCGAATAGCGGATGCCGTCTACAGGAGATGGCTTTTGCTGCACAGCCTTGACCATGATCTTGGCGGCAGACACATAGGACTTGCCAGAGCCTACTGGCCCCATGATCCCGGTGACGAAGGCATTGCTTTGCAGGAACTTGAACGCTACGGGGCTGGCCCGCAGGTCAATGTTCAGGTTTGACAGGGCAAATTCTTCGTTCATAGATCCTTGACCTCTGCATCTTCTGGAGCCTGGATATTGATGCCGATCACGGAAGGCTTGGTACCGTCATCAGGAGTGTCTAACAAGCCAGATGCCTTAGCCAAGATCCGCAAAACCTGCACCTTGTCGTACAGCTCCAGCTCAATGGTGGCAGAGCCATCCTTGTCCACTCTACTCTTGATGGACTTGATGCTTTGCAGGGCGTGTTCAGGAATGCGGCTACTGGCTTTGACTCGCACATTGCCGCTGTCATCCCACTCGAAGATATCAGTGATCTTCGTGTTGGCCATAGTCAGCAGGGAGTAGGCCACTGCTTCCCGGTTGGCAACAATGGTCTGGCTGCGCTCAATGCGCTGCACCACGTTGCGAACTCCACCCCAGCCTTTTACAGACGGGACGGAGTTGCCCTTCTTCTTGTAGTCACTCATGGTGACCGTATCTCAGAATGGGATGTCGTCGTTCTCAGCGAACTGAGGCTGGTACGCATTCGCCTTAGCTTTGCTGTGCGGGGTAACTTGGCCAAGCTCATTCTTAGCCTTGCCCATCCGCAGCTTCATGTACTTGTTGCCTTTAGCGCTGGTGTTGATGTAGGCATCGAGGTAATGCTCCACACCATTCTCACTGACCCAGACACCCGTGTAATCAGGATGCTTGTCGCTCTCCTTGCGAGAGTTCTTCATCAGCATCCCCGTGTTCGGCTTGACTTCCATCTGTTCAATTCCTT